GAAAAGTTAGAAAGTATTATAAAAACTGCTTATAAGCAGGAGAGCGCGGACGATGCATGCCGGCTGAATGATAAGGATATCGCTCAGTGGTATCACGCGAGAAATATTGATGTTAATTTTTATAGGGCTTTGACTGCTGTGAATACAGTTTACTTTGGAATCTATAAAACGAGTGAATTAGAGAGTAGTTTATAATTATGAAGTATTTTGAAGGTGGTTATTTGGATGAATTACGGGAGATTACAAAGGATCATCCGCTTACAGTTCATGAGCTTGTATGGTTCAATGTGATCATGCAGGAAATAGCAGAAGATGCTACATACATGCGCTGGAATGAGCTGCATCATATTCTGAATTTTCTGGAGTTTACAAGTCGCATATCTCCGCGAGAAAAGGAGGAGTTTAACAATCTGGCAAAGAGAATCGAGAACAGCCAGCATGAGGAAAGAGGAAGGATGGTATTAGCATGAACATTGAAAAGTATTTAGAGGATGCCGTCAATCCATTGGCGATTGTCTCCGATTTAATCGAGGACTTTTGCAGCGAATATGAAGAGGAGCCTGTATCAATTGCGCATGAAAATAATTCAAAGAAGATCAGAGAGCTTGATTATTTAGAACCTGATGACATGTTAATTGATATGCTGCGCAGCGCGGATCTTTACATCTATAATCATTATATAGGGAGGGTAAAGCATGGAGATAGTAGTTTCGATCAAAATTCCTGAGGAATTTATTGGAGAATTTAAGAAGAATCGATTCAAGGAAACTTTTGAACGAGCCAAGGCAGATTTCAATTTTTGTGCTGGAAACTATGAACGGGAGACAATTGATATGCTTATTAAAGCTTTTAAAAATGCGGAGGTAAACAATGACCAGACTGCAGGCGCTTGAATGGTATATGGAACAGGTGGCGGATACATACCGCCACTGGTTCCCGGAAAACGCAGAACGAGAGAATGAAGGTTATATCAGTAATTGGAGTAAGAATGACGCTATAAGCTGGAGCTGGAACAGATTTTTAGGTGACTACAATAGTATCCTTTATGAGATCTATAAAAATCATGATGATAAAAATCAGATCTCATTTAATGAACTTGAAACGAGGTGATACCATGACATCAGCACGTGAAGATCTCCATTGGATGCGCGAAGTATACGGCCTGGAGCGCGCACCCAATCGCAGGGTTTTAAGCTATGAGATAATCAGCATCGATGCCAATCGGAAAACCAATAAAATCTGGATGCGCTTTCGTCCGGACCAATGGTCAGACATAAAAGCCTATTTCCTCAAGTCCATCCACCCGGAGCAGTACTATATCCGGGAAGTTGAAACAAACAAATTTGTCCGGTTTATGGACGCTGTAAACCGTGATAGAATAAGAGCAGAAACCGGACAGAACCGGGAATGAAGAAAGGAAGAAAATACCATGAAGAGAGTACAAGTAAACAGTTTTAGTCTGTCCGAGGATGCAATCAGCAAGCTGCAGAGCACGGCCGATAAAATCGGCCGGCCCCGCTCCGCGACATTGGAGCGCGTGCTTATGGCCATGTCTGAAAATAGTATGGTCCGCTATGCTAAGAAAAATCCAGTTTACCTGGACGGACAGCAGGAAGGGGTAAACAATGGCGAGAACACTGACACCAGCACAGAAGGCGCTACAGCATGAATATTCAACGCTCCGCAAAAAAGCGGAAGTGCGCCGGAAACGTCTTGAAGCCGCAGGCTTTACCGGCTATCAGGCCCCAAAGGTCAAAGACATTGAACCGAGGAACTTAAAGCGCGAGCTTGGCAAGCTCAGGCGCGCAATGGATAAACCGAGCGTGACCGTAAGGGGAGCGCGCGCCCAGCAGGCCGCGCGCCAGAGGCCGAACGCAGACCCCCCCACAAGACAAGAGGCAAGCGTCAAGCCTCCGAGGAGCGAAAAAGAGGAGCAACGCAGACAGAGACATAATGAAGCGAACAGGCGCTATAGGGAGCGCGTAAAAGCGCGCGAGCGAGCGCTGCAGGAATGGCTGCGAGCTGCTGACGCTGCACGGCCTGGAGTAGGACAAGCGCTTAGGAATTTGAAAAAAGGTCTTGAAAAATATCATGTGCGAATCAGAACACCGGAGGAATTAACAGCATGGGGACAATATATAAAAGAGCGTAAAAACGACTCGCTGCAGGATTTTTACGAGTTTGATTTATGGATAGATGATATGCAAAAAGCCACAGGCCGAGCAACAAAAGTTAATGTAACTGCTGCGGATGTTATGAATGTATTGCTTGACTTTGACAGTTGGAAAGTTGAGCATGAAAAGCTGCAGAAGGAATTCAATAAGTCCAGAAGTCCTAATGAATACTACGGTGATGAATTCGGTACACTCTGGCGCATTTACATGAAAACCAAGGATCTAGTATAGGAAGGAACATGAGGATGTTGACAGGAATCCATGAAATTCCTGTTGACGAACTGTCGGAGCGTCTTGAAATTGTTAAGCGAGAAAAAGGATCCAGGAAGAAGAAAAACGAGGTTGATTTAATTGATATTGTATGCGCTTTCGATACTGAAACGTCAACAGTACAAGTGAATAATGAACCACATGCTTTTATGTACATCTGGCAGTTTCAGCTTGGACCGGAGTATACGATTGTGGGCCGGACCTGGGAGGAATTTGCTGAATTATTGGAAGTGCTGCGCCGGATCCAGATGAATGTTAAGCACCGGTTAAAGCTCATGGGACTTCCTTATTTTGTCTGTTACATCCATAATTTAGCTTTTGAGTGGCAATTTTTACAGGGGCGGTTCCATTTTGAGAATGAGGATTGTTTTTTCAGAGATGTACGCAAGCCGATATACTGCCGGCTGGAAAAGTTAATAGAATTCCGCTGCAGCTATCTCCATAGCAATATGAGCCTGGCCAAATTTGCGGAGAATGTGGGCTGTACGGTCCGGAAGCTCTCCGGAGATAAATATGATTATTCAGTCGTTCGGTTCCCCTGGACAGAGCTGACACCGTATGAACTGGAATACTGCACACATGATGTCATTACGCTGGAGGAAGCGATCAGGACCGAGCTGCACAGGGATGGCGACACTCTCCGGAATATACCACTTACAAGTACCGGTTATGTCCGCCGGGACTGCAAAGCAGCGTTAAAGCCGATCCGATATTCTATTGAACAGATTCTGCCGGACCGTGAAACTTACAATTTGCTCCGGCGCTGTTTCAGGGGCGGTAATACTCATGCAAATAGAATGCGCGTAAATCAGATGCAGGGAGCCGGCCATTCTGTAGACATTGCATCGAGCTACCCCACACAGCAGCTGACCAAACCTTTTCCGACCGGTCCATTCAGGAAGCTGGATGTAAATAATAAAAATCTTTTGCCCAGAATCCTTAAATTGATCAATGCAGGCAACGCTGTTATTGCGGACTACTGTTTTAAAGGAATAAAGCTCAAGGATCCCAAAGAGCCGGTCCCCTATCTTCCAACAGCAAAATGTCAATTACTGAATGCGGAAACGGACAACGGCCGAGTACTGAGCGCGGATATGTGCGTCTGCGGATTGACTGAAATTGATTTATCTATTGTGATGGATCAATATGAATTTTACTCTGTCCGTGTATTTAACGCTATGACGGCGATCAAGGGACCATTACCCAAAGCCTATAAAGAAGTGGTCCTCAAATATTACGAGCTCAAGACGAAACTTAAAGACGTTGAGGGCCGGGAATATGAGTACATCAAGAGTAAAAATAAACTCAATTCTGTATACGGAATGAGTGCCCAGCAGCCTATACATCCGATTGTCAGATATGATGAAAACGAACCAGATCTATATTTAATGTATCTGCCAGATGAAGAAAAAGCAGAAAAAGAACTTAAGGCTGCATCTTTCCCCTATCAATGGGGAGTCTATACAACAGCGTATGCCCGGCTGCAGCTGCATCAGGGTATGAAATGTGTCGGCAAAGATAAAAACGGAATCAGCAATATTATCTATTGCGACACGGATAGCATAAAGTATGTGGGCGATGCTGATTTTACAATGATCAATAAGAGACTCACCCAGGAAGCGAAAAAAGCCGGCGCCGTGTTTAAAGATCCGAAGGGTATACCGCATCCTATAGGAGTTTTCACCCAGGAACCAGACTTTAAACGGTTTATCACACATGGCGCGAAAAGATACGCCTATGAAGATCTTAAAGGCAAATTACATATAACTGTATCCGGCGTTACGAAAAAGCCCCATATCTATTATGACGAAAACGGAAACGAGATAAAAAGTGTTCCGTATGCCGTTGAGGAGCTGGGCCCGGCCGGCATCGAGAATTTTAAGGAGGGTATGATCTGGCGCGAGGCCGGCGGGACAGCTGCAGTGTACAATGATCATGATGATCTGGATTATACAGATCCTGCGACCGGCAGGACCGTCCATATCGGTCCTAATGTGGCTATTGTAAACAGCACCTATACGCTCATGTATACGGATGACTACAGGCAGCTGATTGATGATTGTATTCTTTGGGTAAAATTCTGCAACGAAAAAGGAGGGAAATACAAATAAAGATTTATGACGAAAACGGCTGGATAAACTGGGACTATATGTTTTCCATCTGCAGATTTATTCTCAGCATTACCGGCCCGCGCGGTACCGGCAAAACCTTTGGACTACTTAAGTATATTATCGAGCATGATCTTAAATTCATTTATTTAAGGCGCCTGCAGAAGCAGCTTGATAACTGCGTTTCTACTCCGGCAAATAATCCATTTAAAGCGGTCAACGCTGCAACAGGATCTGAAATTATAGCAGTACGGGACCACGGCTCCGTAGAATTCAGGCGCCCCGGCGCGGATCCGGACCAGGACGAGCTGGAAACCATTGGTTACGGTGCTGCTCTTTCCACAGTGGCTACAATCAGGGGCAGTGATTTTTCAGACGTAGATGTTATTGTCTTTGATGAATTCATCGCAATGGCCGGCGAGCGTCCAATAAAAAATGAAGTTTTCGCATTCTTAAATTTTGTGGAAACAGTAAACCGTAACCGGGAACTGCAGGGCCGGGAACCGGTAAAAGTCTTTATGCTTGGGAATGCCAACAGATTGATGAATCCTTATTTTCTGGAATGGCATTTCATGCGGACGGCTTTGAAAATGATCAGGGGAAATCAGATGATGTGGAGATCTCCGGATAATACCCGGATCATGGTTTTGCTGCTGAATTCACCAATTTCAGAAAAGAAGCGCGAAACAGCGCTGTACCAGAATGCAGGCGATGATTTCATATCTATGGCGCTTGATAATGCTTTCGCAACAGATGCAACAAATGTATGCACCAGGAAGCTCACAGACTGCAGGCATATTGTAAGCATCGGAAGCATCGGAATATACCAACTTAAAAGTACCGGCGAACATTACGTTTCGGAGACCGTAAACCGGTCCAATTATTATGAAGAAAACGAGATAAATTTAGTGCTTTTCCGGAACCGTTTTTCACTTCTTAAAATGATCTATATTTACGGTAAAATGCTCTTTGAAAATTATGACGTTGAACTGCTTTTCAGGGAGTACATAGACGTGGTATAATACAGGTGCTTGTTATTGCGAATCCAATCAGTTTCACGTCACTCAGGTACCCACGACCGATAAGAAGAAAAGGAGAACAAAAACCATGGCAATCAGTGCAGAATTAGTCGAAAAATTTAAAATGAAACAGACCTCAGAAGCAGCTAATTTAAAAAGCCATATCGGAGAGGTAATTAAAGTTGAAAAATGTGAATTTACCGAGTACACCGATGCAGACGGAAAATACCACCGTGTATTGGCTCTGTCGCTGGCAGATTCTAAGGAAATTTACCGCACCGAAGTGAGCGCATTTATTGACAAGTTTCGCGTTTACTGGGAAGTATTTGAAGATGCTCCAGTACAGGACCGTCCGGCGCTCAAAATCATAGGCAAGACCAGCAAAAAGCGCAACGAGTATATTTCATTTGAAATTGTTGACGAAGAGGGAAATGTGATCTAAAATTATATATGGGCAGTGACGCAGCCCAGCCCGGAGGCCATACGCGACATACTGGAGTTCCTTCTAAAAGTACCGCAGATCTTGACATCTGCGGTATTTTTATTATACTTAAAGTGCGTCAAAAATCTGGCCGTACTCAGCCCCCGGAAGGGGCAGGCCTGCAGGGGAGCCTGCGCGAAGATTTTTGACGCTTATTTTATATAGAAAGGAGTGCATAACATGGACCCGAATGCTATCACTACCTTTATTCAGACATTAGGTTTCCCGATTGCCTGCGTTTGTTACCTGTTTTATTCGCAGGCCAAAGAGCGCGAGCAGCACTCGCTGGAGTCCAGAAACTGGTCCGAGGCGCTGCATAATAACACCATAGCACTTACTCAGCTGACCGATTTTATAAAGGACCGGTTTAAAGATGAGAAATGAAGAATTCTGCGCAAACGTACTGAAACAAATTGGAACCCCTTACAGTGAAACTGACTGTATCGGCCTGATTCGAAAAGCTGCGGACATCAGATGTCAGGGCACCAATTGGCTTTGGAGATCTTATTTAAGCAGCGGAAAATACCAGTATCTGACCGCACGCTTGGACCGTCCGCCGGCGCTGCATGAGCTGCGCAATGGGCTTCTTGTTTTCAGGATCCAATGGAAGCAGAAACCAAAAGGCTACAGTGATACACCAAACTGCTACCATGTGGGCGTTATTATTGGTTCTGATGTGGTCCAGAGCCAGGAAGGTACCGGCGTGCATAAGAGCCCATACCGGATAGACCAATGGCAGGGCTGCGGATGGTTAAAACAGGTTGACTATCCGACCAATCAGGAACCGCTGCCGCCGGAGCCCACCAAAGACATGTATCCGGACCCGTACGAGCTGACAGATCATGAAATGCTGCTCGCTCTTTTCAACAAGTATATCCGCGACTAATTAAATAGGAAGAAAAGGAGAAAAAATATGATCACTTTTGACCAGCTGACCGAGCTTATCAAAGCCGGATGTACCCAGGATCAGATTCAGCTTATAAACCGAATGATGGACGGTTCAGAAAAACCGAAAACAGACCCATCCCCGGACCCGGCCAAAGACGCAAAAACAGACCCTAAGCCGGAACCCGCGAAAACGGACCCGAGCGCGCACGCTGGCGCGTCCACCAATACCGACCCATCCCCGGCCCCGGACCCGACCCCGGACCCGACCAAATCCGAGCCCGCGCCGGCGGAAGAATCCGAAACCGTAAAAATGCTCAAGGAAATGCTTGGAATCATGCAAAAAGGCGCACTCAACACCTTGCAGCAAAATCAGCCGAAAACGCAGACTGCCGAGCAGATTTTAGCGAGCGTTTTAAACCCTTAATTTGTCAACATTTTATGAACATATCAACACTTAAAATGAGGTGAAATCATGGCTTTTACTTTTGATCAGATCAGCACAATTTTAAACCAGATTGTGCAGGACGCGACCGGCCGTACGGCGACACTGGCACCGCGCAATACAAAGGAATTTGTCGCAGTCGCTGAAACTGCGCTCGCTGTGGGCATGGATCCTATCATGAATTCCATCAATCAGATGATTGGCCGGACGATCTTTTCTGTCCGCCCATACAGCGCCGGCACCCGGCTGATTGATATGGATAATTTAACTTATGGTAATGTAGTCCGCAAAATCACTCCGATTTTTGCGGACGCTGCCGAAAATCAGCCGATGTTTAACGCACAGCCGGCGGACGGCCAGAGCACGGACCAGTACACCATTAAACGGCCCAGGGCGCTGCAGACCAATTTCAGCGGCTTTTCTCAGTGGGAAGTTCAGGCCCCGACCGTCTTCGAGGACCAGCTCAGAACAGCTTTTACAGGACCGGACCAGCTGGGTGAATTTATGGCTGCACAGATGACGGCCGTCAGTAATGAGCTCAATTCTCAGAAGGAAGCGCTAGCACGGAATACCATTGCTAATTTTATCGGCGCAAAACTCAACCGAGGCGCGACCGGCCCGAATATCAAGCATGTTCTGACCGATTACAATACCGCGACCGGCCAGACCCTGACCGCAGTGGACATTTTCAAGCCGGCGAATTTTGAGGCCTTCATCAAGTGGTTTTATTCTTATGTCAACGACATTTCAGACATGATGACGAAGCGCTCGGTTCTGTTCCACGAGGGCCTGACCGGCTACACCATTTACAGGCATACGCCGAAGAAGCTGCAGCGTGTTTTCCTGTATTCTCTGCTGCTGCGCCAGATCCAGACCATGGCACTGTCCGGTATTTATCATGATAATATTCTTACCATGGAAAACACCGTAGCGCCCATGGAATATTGGCAGAGCATGACCGACCGCCTGAAAGTGTCTGTTGATGCTGCCTATACCGATGCCGACGGCACCCGCGCGACCGGCGTAGCTACCCAGGACAATATTATCGGCCTGATTTTCGACCATGAGGCGATGGGGATTAACGTCAATCTGGAATCCGTCAACATGACGCCGCTTAACGCCAAAGGACGCTACTACAATACGTTCTATCATTTCGCGCGCCGGTATTTTAACGATATTACCGAAAATGCAGTGGTATTTGTACTTGACTAGCCCTCTGTCATGGGAGGGGTACTTTTCTCCTTTCTTCATATAAAGCCCAGGTTCATTATAGGACCTGGGCAAATTTAAAGGAGTGATTCAGTGTTTACAGCACTCTTCTATAGTTTTTCGAAAAAACCGAATTCCACAAAACGGCCGGCTGCGTCCAATGTAGGAATCCCTGTAGCGATAGAATTAAAGGCGCCCACAGATATTATGAATCCGGAGATAACAATATCCGGAGCGACAGGCATTACAACACCGTACCAATGGAACTACTGCTATATTCAGGAATTCAGCCGGTATTATTTTATCTCTAACTGGACATGGACGCCTGCACTCTGGACGGCAAGCATGCATGTGGATGTACTCGCGACCTATAAAGCGGAAATTGCCGTAAGCAGTCAATACGTGCTGCGGGCAGCTGCAGAATTCGACACTTACATTGAAGATACTGAATACCCGAAAACGCATGTTTTCACTACAGGATCTACATTGGTAACGACAGGCCGAAACATGACTTTTCAATACCAACAGGGAACCTTTATTGTCGGCGTTATTTCCAAAGATGCTACATTTGGCAGTGTGCAGTATTACATGATGACAGGATCTGCCTTTGCTTCTCTCCGTCAGAAAATGTTTAATAACATTTCATGGGCTGGATCTATTACAGATGTTTCTGCAGATCTTTTGAAAACAATAGTTAATCCATATGATTATATAGTCAGTGTAAAATGGTTCCCGGTTCCCTATTCTTATTTAATCACTCAGATAGCAGGTAACGCTGTAACGGAAATATCTTTCGGATACTGGCATGTTACAGGTTTAAGTGATGTTTACAGATGGGGCCCCGCGGCTTTGCCAATTATTCAATATGCATGGGAGATGCCGAAATCAGCTTTCGGCACACATCCACAGGCAAGCCGCGGAGACTATTTAAATATGTCCAATTTTGCCGAATATACTTTAAATCTTGCACCGTATGGGACTATTAAACTACCCGCAGCGCTGCGTATTATGGGATGTGTGTGCAGGGAAAATATCGATCTTATAACCGGAAAAAGTGTTTTAAAATTCTATATCGGAGATCTTGGAGATTATGAAACCACAATCTGCATGCTGACCGTTGAAACAGAACTAGCTGTAAATATTCAAATTGCACAGGTGCGCTCAGATGCGCTTTGGAATGCCGGAAGCAGTTTAGCCGATTTTATTGTAGATAAATTTGTGCCGGATGGAAAAATAAAAAATCTGGCAAGCGGCATAACAGGCGCTGCTCGGGAGCAGTCTGTTACAGTTAAAACAGGCGGAAGCAATGGGGGATTTGAAGCGCTCTCTCAATTCGGCGGATTTAATGCTGATCTATGCCACGTTTTCCAGAATATCGCAGATGAATACAATGCTCATCTTGGGCGCCCTCTCTGCAAAATAAGATCTATATCGGCCCTATCCGGATACATTCTCTGCAGCGATGCCGAGATCGCTATTACAGGCACGGATAACGAAGCCGAACAGATTATAAATTATCTGAATACCGGTTTTTATTATGAGTGAGGCCGAAAATGGCATGGTATGACACAAGCAGAGGCGCCACATATACATATACCAGTACAGAGGCTAAAGCGAATGCATGGGAAGTATATAATTATTTTCGTGGACTTGGGAACCCTTGGGCAATTGAATCTATAGCTGCTTTATGTGGGAACATGTCCGTAGAAAGTTATCTAAATCCTTATATAAGAGAGTCCACACAATCCGGTGCTTTTGGACTGGTCCAATGGATCACACATAAACAAGATATGATTTCATGGGCCCAGTCGCAGGGGCTCCGCGCTACCTCAGGCCCGGCACAGGTCCAGTATATTGAACAGGAACGGCTTGGAATTGACGACCAGTGGTTGCAGCGTGGAGAGTATGCGCAGAGTTTTTCATCATTCGCGTATAACTGGAATAATCTAACCGTTTCGCAATTGGCGCGCTGCTTCTGGGATTGTTTTGAGCGCTCCGCCGAATATCAGACGGCCCGCGCTACCCGAGGGGAATATTACTATTCCATGTTTACAGGACAAGACCCGCCCGGACCCGGCCCCGGACCGGAACCTGGAGAAGTCCCCACCTGGCTGCTCCTAAGGAAGAAAAAACCATGGTGGAAGCTGGGCGGAAGGAAGTATATAACCACTTAAAAGGAAGTGTCTAAATGAATGACATCCCATTTACTTATGAATATTTGAACCAGGTTAATTCGCAAACCCCGCAGGCATTTATCCGGATCCATAACACCGGCGCCAGCAAATTTTTTAAAAAATATCTGATGCAGGACGCATTATCCGTTCTGAAATGGACACTGCCGGAAAACTGGGATTCTGATTATTTCAGATATGTGATAATGGGCTTTGGATTCTGTACGATCTTTAAGACCGATCTTTTCGGAGTCATTCCGCAGCATTGCACACTCTCCGGTTATAACGTATTTTACCGGCCGACCAAAGCGCTTATTGCTAATCCGCTGATCGGCTCCGAGGAGCTGCAGATCAATCAGAATTGCGTTATTCTCAAGCTCATGCCGGACTATCAAGGCATTGCTGATCTGGTGGACTATTACGGGGATCTGATGGCCTTAACCTATGAAAGCTTAGCAATCAATATCCTAAACAGCCGGCTGGCCTATCTGATCGGCGCTGATGGTAAAGCGGATGCAGATACTTTCAAGCTGCTTTTTGACGAGATCCTATCAGGAAAACCGGCCGTAGTTTACCGGAAGAAGCAGGCGCCTTCTACACTCGTTAAAGGAGCGCCAACAGAGGAATGGCAGACGCTCGTGCAGAACCTACAACAAAATTTCATCGCGCCGGACTTGCTGGAAGCGCTTAACTCCATCAGAGATGAATTCTTAACCATGGTAGGGATTCCGAATTTATCCGAGCGTAAAAAGGAGCGCGTCAATACTCTGGACAGCAAGCGCAACACATTTGAAACGCAGGCTAAAATAGATCTGTGGCTTGACGAGCTGCAGGAGGGCATAGACAAGGCTAAAACCATGTTTCCAGAACTTTCCATGCTTGCAGTCGAAAAACGGTATAAACCCGAAGATATGGAGGTGAGCGCTGATGAAAGTGCTGCTTTCGATAGTCGGCCTGTACAATCATGATAATACAATCTTTAATCCTATCGTGCTGCCGGAATCCATCGACCGGGACACGCTCATTGATAATATTCTGATGCAGGCCGGCGAACTGCCTCTTGTCTATCCGGATGCGGATCTTATGAAGCGGCTGCTGCTCAGCTGGTCCAATCGAAAAATATTCCAGTGGCAGCGCATGGAAGCCGTGCAGGAGCTGGAATATAATCCAATAGATAACTATGACCGCACAGAGACAGAGACGATCACGGCCACGACCACGGACACCGGCACGATCACGGACGCGAGCACCAGCACCATTATTACGGACCGGGACACGACCGATACCAGGACGCCGAACACGGCGGAAACAAAATCTGTTACTGGGTTTAATAGTGATACGCTCGTTTCTGCAGAAAAATACGAACAGTCCGGAACCGAGACCGGAGCCGGAACCGAGGATATACGAGAGTCCGGGAACGGATCCAATACAAAAACGCTCAATACTTCTCAGGGAGAAAACAGGAGCCGGCAGCTCAGGAGCCATGGAAATATAGGCGTAACGACCACCCAGCAGATGATGCAGCAGGAGCTGGATATCCTGGGCAAGCTGGATCTTTATCAGGTTATAACAGATGATTTCATAGACGCTTTTTGCGTAGGAGTTTATTAGAGGAGGGATAAGATGTTTTTCAAATTTCCATACACCGATATGTACGCTTTTAATCTGGATTGGATGATTAAATACCTGGAGGAAACAAAAGCAAATCTAGAACAATGGAAGGAAATAGTAGACGGCCTAGGAACTATCGTTCACAGCGTCAACGGCCAAACTGGTGATGTACAGCTTGGCACGCTCGTTAACAGCGTAAACGGGCAGACAGGCGCCGTGCAGCTTGGAACACTCGTTAATAGTGTAAATGGTAAAACTGGAGCCGTTGAAATTGATAACGACGATATAAACGCGCTCAAAATCGAGGTTGTGCTGCAGTCCACAGACGCCGCGGAGACATTTACCCCGGCCGTGGTCAGACCCCTTTTTAGCTCTGGTATACGGTTTATTATAATCAATGATAAAGAGTTTTATTCAATATCCGAGGACGGTTCAAAGACCCTATTCAACCCTTTTAAAGATCAAAATTTAATGACCGCACAAGACCACGCGCCCACACAGCAGGAAGCTGAGACGTATTACAGCCAGGGGATCCGCTTTGTGCAGTCCACTGTTTCAGACGTTAAAAGGATGTGGGCTCTGGAAAAAATTGGTTCTAACATTCTTGCATATGATCTAGATGAAACAAACGGAGCAAATATTTTCAATGAAATTGATGCTGCAGAGAGCATTGAAGATTATTCAGAGACTACGCTGCAGGAGATTTACAAATCCGGCCAAAGGATACTTTTTCAGGATACTGCAAACGGAATCCGGAAATTTTATGCACTTCTTGGAAATGAGGTGGACGGATATACCGGCTATATTGAATATGATCCTGTAAACTATTTCGACACACAATTTGTGACGTCATTAAAGAGTGATTTAAATCGCTCATTAGAGGAGATCACCGGCAACAGAGCGGTAGGCCTCGTCAATGGATCTTATATAAATACCAGCGGCACACCGATAGATCTTACGCCGGTATCCAACAGCCAGTGGAAACATGCTGTTTTAGACTGCACTCCTGGGGATCAATATACTGTCATAGGCGCACAGGGCATCTCAAGTGCAAGAGTTTGGACGTTTATTGATTTAAGCGGCGTAACCGTTACACAGCGTAGTAGCGATAGCGGGGAAATCAACGAAACAATAACAGCCCCGGCTGGAGCCGTAAAACTCATATTTAATACAAAAAGCACGGGGAGTCTTTATACCGGTGTTTTGATTAAAGATGAGACTAAAACAGCAATAGCCGAGTTTGATAATATGCTTGGCTTGGAACCGATAGAATTTACATACGCTCAATACTATACAACATCAGATACCACATCCCTTGCCCAGCCTGTTGTTAATAAAGCGTATAAATCGGCACTTATTGATTGCTCGCCAATGGATCTGTTTACAATATCAGGTATTGGAGGTGCATCACAGACCATTTCCACGTATGCATTCTACGATAGTAATGGCGCTTTAATCAGTCGCTCCGGCAGTACAACACTTCTTAATGAGGTTGTGAAAGCACCTATTAACGCCGCAAAAATGGTGATCAATATCAATCTGTCCAATGGGGATCCAGTATCTTATAAAGGTGCATTACTCACAGATGGAGTGGATATACAGCAAGTAGTCCCGCATTACTACGCGGATCAACTGGAATCAAAAATTGCGGAATTAAATGCCGCATCCGATAACAGCCCATTGAACGGTGACAGTTTTATATTTATGACTGATTACCATGTGCAGGCTAACGAACGAAACAGCGCAGCACTCATCAGGCAGATAATGGATAAAACCGGGACTGGATTTGTCGTGTTCGGTGGTGATGCACAAGATTATGAACAGACATTCGCTGGCGCGGTAGAAATGAACAACCGGTTTAAGGCCGATTATAAGCACATCTGGCCCAGTATGTTTAACGTGATTGGTAACCACGAGTTCAATGCGCATTATGCAACAGAGCAAGATTCTTCAATGGTGCTGTCCTATGCGCAGGCTTACGGATTCTTTGATAAACAGACCGAATACAGATTCGGCGCACATGATGGCTACGGTGATTTTTACGTAGATAATACCGCGCAGAAAATAAGGTATTTCTTTATTAGTTGTGCATCGAGAGTGGCCATAGAAGATGATCAGCGCTTTTGGCTGTTCTCTGAATTTGAGAAAGTACCTGATGGCTGGTATATCATTGTATTTAGTCATCTCACATTTAAATATGTAACAAGTGACCCGACAAAGATTTTTGTTGCTAGTGGCCCTAATAACATTGCCTCTTGTATGACAAAGCTAAACAACCGTACTACACATTCAACAGGCGGGCATGTATATGATTTTACTAATTCTGGCGCTACTGCCATTGCAATCATAGGAGGCCATACACATTATGACGCTTCTACAGATTATGAGCATCTTTCAGATATTGACGGAAATCCCGTAGACTGGCAATATGTACCGGTAATCGCTACCACTACAGACGCTATATACAGACAGCAGGATAACACAGGAACACTTATTAGGACACCGGGAACAATCACCGAACAAGCGTTTGATGTTGTGCATATTGATTTAACTAACCGAAAAATTATCATGAAACGTATTGGTGCGGGTAGTGATAGGGTATTCGAATACTAACTTAAATAAAACTTTAAATCACTGAACCAGTGCCCTATAACATATCAGGGCACTTTTATTTTATAATAAAGATTATTAAATGTTAATAAAATGATTATATTTTCATAGACATATATTTTATAACAAACACCGTGGGGAATTCAAGGAAATACACACATATAGTAAGAGGATCCCA